AAGAGCCGCACCGTAGTGGCTGTATTCTCCGTGTGCCCTGTCGAGTAGGCCACGGGTGCGCCACGCCTCGCGTGTAGGGTACAGCGCTGCGTCTGCAATCAGTTCTGCGTCCGTATACGCCTTAATCAAGGCCGCACGCTTTGCACGTTCCACGTGAGATACAGGAGGCAGCAGCCGCTCCACAACAGCAAGATGCCCACTTTGTTTTACCCAAGTGTATGCGTCAAAATACCTGCGTTGGAAGTCAGAGTAACTATCGCAGCGCTTCACACGTTCTAGGACGTAATCTAGGTTGAATTCAGTTTTCATGTATGTAGTTTACACCAGACCTATAAAAAGTCAAACGAGTAGTGCTAATTTTATACTATACCTGTTCATATTTAAGTTAACATTTCTGCGTTTGAAGCTGAAAACAAAAAGAAAACCAGCAGTTTCCTGCTGGTTTTCGTGTAAAATGTGCTTTAGCTTAGCCGATCGTCTGCCCAAATGCTGTGGGCGAGTTCTGAACGAGGCCACGGCAAAACATTTTCGAGTTGACGCATTTGCGGGCAAAGCTGGTAGCAAAGCCACGCTGGTGGATGAAGTCAGGCAGAACCACGTCAGGGGTGGTGTAAAGCTTCTGGTATTCTGCCAACACGTAGCCGGTGGTCAGAAACTGGTCGCCTTTGTGACCGACCAAGAACTCGTTCGTGGGATAGTGCGGGTCAGCGAAGACCTTCTTGTTGCCGAGGTCGCCGATGTAGGTGATGCCCTGCATCTGCACCCGGTTGTTCTTCGGCACGAACTGCGGCAGCGTGGCGACGACGGTTGCCGCTTGGAGACCCAAGAGCAGCCAGTTGCCCGCGACCATGTTCGTGGCAGCGAAGATGAAGTTCGAGGCGGTCTCGAACGCATCGATGATGCTGAACTTGTGCGTCTGGTAGTTGACGTTCGCCGGAGCGATCGCGTCCCACACCACGAACCCGGCGTCAGCCTTGGCCCGCAAGTCGAAAATGACTTGGCGGTGCTTCTGGTATTGCAGGGCGTTCGTCAGGGCGTTGAGCAGGACGCTCTCGGCCTTGATGTTATACATCGCTTGCAGGTTCTGGTCGGCTTCCTCGCTCCACAGCGTTTTGAGCTTCATCACCTTGGCGGTGACGGGCGTGCTGCTGAGCTTCATCTCGTAGTCCTGAATCGCGAGATTGCCTTCCGAGTTGAACGCGTAGGTGATGGTGTAGTCGGTCGAGGTGGCCGCGCTGATCGTGACGGTGCCCGCGCCGGTGCCTTGATAGACAATGGTGCCGATGGCCGCGTTGGTGGCCACGTTGATGATCTGGCCGTTGCCGTCGTCAGCGAAGTTCACGCTGCCGGAGGTGTAGGAACCGCTGATGGTGCCGGGGCGCAGGGGCGTCCATTCGAGCACGATCACACCGGAACCGTTGGTGGTGCCAGTTTCGTCCTGCACGACTTCGTCACCGTCGTCGTCGCGGTCAACCGCGCCTTGCAGGGCACGCCACATCGGCGCACCGGCGGGCGTGCGGCCTTTGCGGCGACCGGTCACGATGTCCATGTAAACGATCTGCGACACCGGGCCTGCCATGGGCTGCAAAGCCACCAGCTGGTCGATCACGTCGTTTTCGGACATGTTCGCGATGATCGGGAAAATCCACTTGTCGAATGTGCCGAGGGACGTCGTCCGGGTGACTTCGTCCAAACGGCCAAAACGGCTGCGGCAGTTTTCCAGCATGATCGCGGCAAGCGGGCGCTTGTGCTCCGGCATGTGCTGCACGAATTCCTTCCAGCCGCGCGCTTCCCAGAGGCCGCGCGAGTTCTTTTCGGGAATGCCCAGCGGGGTTTCAGCGAGGCGATAGCCCCACTCCAGAACGTCCATGAAACGGGAGATGTGCCCACCGTCGGACGCGAGTACCGGTCTTCCACTTTCAGTTAGGATTACCATAATCGTTTATTTGTTGTTATTGTTGTGTTGTTTGTGCTGCTTTTTACTTGGTGACGGGGGGAGTTTGGCTAAGCCGCTGTACCAACTCCACGGATTCGTTAATCGAGCTGACCGTCAGGTCAGCGCGACCAGATTTGATGACGCGATTCTCCGTGGCCACCTTGCCCGGAGCCTTCGCGACGCTGCCCTCGTCGGGACTGCCTGCGCCCTTCTGCTTGTCGTCCTTGATGCCTTCCTTGCCCGGAGCCTCACCTTCCGTGGGCTTCTTCAGGGCGTCGGCTTCCGCGACCGGCTTCTTGCCTTCCAGCGTTTCGCGGATGGCAACGATGTGGCGCAGACGGCACGCTTCCTTGAGCGCCTTCTGGATTTCCGGCGTCTGGGCCTTTTCCTTGAATTCGAGGACGATCAGGCGGCGACCGAGTTCGGTCACGTCGCTGTGATAGCGCTCCGCCATCAGGTCGAGGGCTTCGCAGGAGGTGTTGAAATCCTTTTCCAGCACGGCAGCCTTCTGCTTCCGGCTTTCCGCGATGCGCTGCCAGCCTTGGCCGCGCCGGGTGAGTTCCTCAATCATCTTGACGCGGCTGCCGTTGGCCTTGAGGGATTCGCCCAGCTTTTTCTTGTAGGTAACGGCGGTCGAGGCGACGGCGTTGATGACCCGCATGAGCTTGGTGTTCTGCTCGGTCAGGCGGCGAGATTCAACGACCGGCTGCTGGATCGTCTTGGTAAAGCCTGTGGACAGGCTTTCGAGCTGCTGGTGGAGCTTGGTGGCTTCCCAAGCGCGGGTGGCGTCAGCCGCCGCCCAGATGGCGACCTGCTGGTGTAGTTCTTCCACCTGCGACATCGATTCGGCGAAGCGGTGCGGCTTGGTGGGATCAGCGTTACGGAGCGTGTTAATGCTCGTTTTCAGTTCGTTCAGTTCCATAATTTTGTTTTTGTTTGGTGTTTCGCTGGTCGGTTTTGCCGCGCCAGATGAGGGAGTCGATTCCTTCAAAGTTTGAGATTCAGCCTGCTGTTGCCATTGGCGTTCTAGCGGTGTTGGCGGCCTTTTAGTTGCGTCAATGCCTTGCGACCACAGTGGCCGCTCAACATGACCGTGCACCTCGCACGTCCAAGGCGCAGTTTCCGCACCGGAGCCACTACGGCCCCGGTCACCGCGTACAGGCATACGGCATTGGGGGCATATGGCTGTCATGCCGGGACGAGGGGCTGCTTCGCTGACGATGGATTCAGCCTGCGGATTGGGGGTGGCTGGTGCCGCCATGGTCGCCGTGGTGGTGCTGCGCTGGGGCGTCAGCTCGGCGGTCTCAAAGCTGGGCTTGATGACGACGTCCCAGCCTTCACAGACGTAGTCATCCTTGACCTCGTCGACGCCGTCCGCGCCCTTCTCCAGCGAGCCATAGCCCCGGCTGGAAACGAGCGGATTGTAGCCACCTTCGATCAAGGCCTTGAGCTTGTTGCCGTCCACGGTGTCGAGGATGACAATTTCACCGACGACCTCGTGGACGATTTTACCGGCGACGTCGCGGTTTTCCGCCATGCTGGCTTTGGTGACGTGGTGGGAAATTGGGGAGCGGAGAGTGACAATACCGTCGGCGGGGTGTTCGAGCAGGCCAAAGGCGGCGTTCTTGGCGATGGAGTCCTGAAGCACGGAACCGGTTTGCAGGTTTTTCTCCCAGATGCGCTTGGCGTACCGGCGATTGTTGCCATTGACACAGTCGCAGACACTGAGTCGTCCGGGGATGCGGGTGTAGCTGCCTTTGCCGTCGGGCTGACTCTCCGTAACCGGAGGTTTGCTCCGGTCTACGATGAACGGCACTGCCCCGGTGACGCCTTCTATGAGGTATTGACGCATGTTCGCACTGTTACGTAAACAGATTGCGCAGGCGTCGGTAGACGAAACCTAAAACCGCTCCTAAGAAGATTGGAAACTCAATCAAAAGTTTACAGCACAAACACGTCTATTCCGTAAACACGTTGTTCCAGAGTGCCTTAAATGTTCGGGGCGTACGGTAGACGCGACCGTGGCGGCTCTTTGGGGTTTTCGAGCACCACATCGGCCCGTAGGAAATTCCAGACGTGGTCGAATATCCGATCCATGTTGTCCATGT